GCCCCACCGGGTGCCCATGTCCACGATGGCCCCGCCGCGCTCCATGACTCGAGCGAGGGCTGAAGTCCGCAGGAAGCTGTCGACCTGCCGCCGGCTGGCGAGGGATTCGTAGTCGGCGGCGTCCTTATACATGTCATCCAGCACGATCAAGTCGACGGCCCTACCCGTCAGCGCACCGTCACGCCCTCGAGCCAGACACCGCACGCCCGGCCGCCCAGGGCTGACAGCGGGTGCCGTCCAGTCGTCCTCTCGGTCGCGGTTCGTGTCGCCGCTCACCTTGGGGCGCGTGAGGTGCGGCCACACCTCGGCGGCTTGCTCGGAGCGTAGGAGACCACGGGCTGCAATGGAGTGCTCGACGGCTAGGGATGCGCCATAGCTGACGATGGCGACCGACAGGCCGAGGGTAGCCATCGCCCACGTCGGGCCGTGACGGCTGGTGATCTGGCTCTTGCCGCTCTGCGGTGGGGCGTCGACCAGCACCACCCGAACCACCTTCCCCGGTCCTCGGTCGGCTATCCATCGGTACAGGGAATCCAGCTTCGTCGCGTAGTCCTCTTGCCACGAGTACGGGCGCATCGGCCCAAGCTCGGTCGGTGGCCCCGCGTAGCACCAGCCTACCAGCGACTCACGCGCACGGGCGATACGAACCGCTCGACGCGTGTTCCGGCGCACCTCGGCGGGCAGGCTGTCTAGGTCCTCGGGCGTGGCTACGTGCATGGGTGGAGGGTAGCACGCTGACGGGGGCTAGTCGTCCGCCTCACGCATGATGCGGTCAGCCATGTCCGGCGTGATGGTCACCGTGACGCCGCCGCCTTCGACCTTCCCGGAGTGCTCGACCTTGCTCGACTCCTCCAGGCCAGTCTGGGAGCACACCGCCCGGTAGGTGTCCAGCGCCGCACGGGTCACGCTTGCCACCTCGGTCGGGGTCATCTCGCCCGCACCGAGCGCCTGACCCATGCGTGCGATGCCGGCGTTTAGCACCTTCATCGCGTTGCCTCGGAGCTTCACCGCATCACCGATGACGGCGCGACGGGCCTCCTCGTGCATCGTCGCCAGCTCGGCCTGATACGCCTCGTCCTGTCGCCAGCCCCACAGCGTCGAGCGGTGGATGCCGCAGCGGTCTGCGATGATCGTCAGCGGCTCGCCTGCGAACTCCAGGCGGACGGCTAACAGGCGTTCGGCGGGTAGGTCATTCATGGGGGGTGTGGAGCGCCAGGGTCGGATCTGCCCCGCCTGTATCCGGGTGGACCCCGGAACCCTCTACCGGCTGGCGCTTGCCTCGGTACATCCTAGCCGCCGCTGGGATGCTGTCAAACGGGATTTCCGGGACCGTCAGGCGGTCGTCCCACGATGGGTCAAGGAACTTCAGGTAGCGGAGTTGGTAACCGGGCATCGGGACACCACCGGCAGCCTCCACCGCCCGCATCGAAGCAGCCCCGCCCGTGGCTGCAATGTTCCCAGCCTTTGTCATGGTAGTGCGCGAAACCCTTGTCCCGTCTGGCATCTCCCATATCTGATTATTAACCTTCATGCCCGTCAGCACAAACCCGGCCGCTCGGTAGATGGTCCCGTCCCCGCACTGCGTCGCATCCGAGAACGACAGGATCCACTTGATGTCCGGTCGGTGCTTCCGAAGCATCCGAAACGCTACGCCCATTGCCCTGCTCTCGCTGTTGCGCGGCAGGGTGTCCGTAAACGCCATCCGGTTCAGTTCGAGCATCTGATTCCACTTAGTCCCGCGCACCAGCGGCAGCACCTTGCGTCGATCCATCGGTGAGCCAAACTGCATCGCCCCTTCAAGGCGTCCCGCGTGAAACACGCCGAGATGAAGCGTGGAGTTGTTGACCACCTTCCCGCTGTAGTGGACGCGCCGCACCACCTCGCGCGCCTCTGCCGCACTGATTGGGCGAACCACGATGTCTTTCGCGCTACCCATGGGCGCCCATCCACATCTCGCAGATCCGAGCAAGCGCGTTGCCGTTGCTGTTTTCGTTGCCCGTGTCTCCAAAGTCACCGAGCGCCTTGCTGGCGGCCAACGCCGCCTTGACCGTTTCGGCTTGGTCGTCGTGCATAGTAAAACTCATTGACTGGATGGGCGCGCGGTCGCCCTCCGGTAGCGCGCCAAGCGCATCGCCCCACTCATCCTCACCCACGGCGGCGGCACCCTGCGTCAGCAGTTCGATCTCCTGCGCATCGAACCCCAACCCCTCCGTAGCCTCACCCACGTCGAGGTCGCGCAGGATGTCAGCCAACGCCGCATCGTCCCACGTCGCGATCTCGCCCACCTTGTTGTCAGCCAGCGCGAGCAATTGCGCCTCGGTCGGGTCGAGGTCCACATACCGGACGGGCACGATGTCCATGCCGAGCGACTTGGCAGCCTTGAGCCGCGTATGACCGGCGATCACCATGCCATCCTCGCGCCTTGCGATGATGGGCGAGGCGAATCCAAACCGCTTGATCGACGCCGCCACCTCTGAAACCGCCGCCTCGTTGTTGCGAGGGTTGCGGTCCCACGGGGTCAGTGCGTCCACGCTCACATATTCGGCAGCCGGCTCCGATGTTGCCTTGCGTTCACTCACGTTGACACCCCATAAACCGCCGAGAGCCCCACACAAGCAGCCTCGGCCTCATGGTCAGACTGTAGCACGTCGGGATTCGTGATGCTCCAGGGCAGCGGCTCGCGGCTCCCGTACTTCCCAGCACAAGCCCGCAGCGCGTATGCCTTGGCGCGCTTGCCCTCGGTGTTGCCGGGGATGCGCAGGACCGACTCCCGCCACGACTCTACCGCCACCTCGCGCGTGGCCTTGGGTGCAGGGACGGCCATCATCGCCAGTCCTGCCGTGTAGGCCAGCGTGACCATCGAGGCCGGTGACCTGCGCTGGCCCTTCCTCGCCTTGTAGACGGGCCACTCCACACTGACGACGGCGTCATGCTGGAGGTCGCCCACGTAGCGGATGGCCTCGACCAGCGTAGAAGCGTGTGTCGTCTCGTCTACCGGCGGACTCCAGACGCGCACCCGCCAGCGCCTGCCGGTGTGGTGCCACGAGACGATGCCGGTGATGGTGTAGGCGTCCAGGGCGATGCGTTCGAGCTGCACCGCCGCGCCGTCCTTCTTGCCTGGGTCGATTCCGATAAGTCTCACTTGCCCTCCAGCGGCAACGCGGCCTGCACCGGCTTGGTCGTCGGATGCTTGTCGAGCACCTTGTCGGAGTGCTCGATGATGGCCGACCGCGCCGCCCAACGGGCAGCGATGTCATCCCCGTGCTCCGCCTCCGCACCGATGCACCGAAACCCCTCGGCCTCGGCGGCGAGCAGGGTGGTGCCGCTGCCTAGGAACGGGTCAAGCACCGTCCCGCCCGGTGGGGTCACCAGCCGCACAAGGTAGCGCATCAGGGCAAGCGGCTTCACGGTGGGATGGCGGCTGCCGGCGCGTTCCTTCTTGTTGGCCTTGGCGCAGTAGAAGTATCGGGCGGCGGAGCCTCCGTTGTCGTTGTGGCCGCGTTCGGTGGTGTCCAGCGTTGCCGATGCTCGCATGGCGCAGGAGTCCGAATCGCTCCCGGTGTACTTTGGCTTGCCTGTAGGTGGGCGCCTGTTCGCTGCCCCCGTCACCGGAAACAACCCCACCACCTCCTCGCTCCCGTCGTGGATGAGGTTGGCGGGGAAGCGGCCGGCGGGCTTCAGCTCCAGCACCGCCGCCCTTCTCCCTGCCTGCCTACACTTTTCGGATGGGCTGTCGATGTTGGCCTGCGACGGCGCCATCATGCGGCACTCCTCATCGTGAGCCACCCGACACCCATCCACATTCAACCCACCGACACTCCACTTGAGCACATTCCCCGCCACCGTCCCATCCAGCGGCTTGCGGGCCACCACGATGGGCTCCACTGCGGGCTTAAGCGCGGTGCCCCAGCCGTCCCACTGTTGGGCGGCTTCGGTGGCGGGGATTGATTCGTGTAAGTGCCTCGGCGCCTCGTCGTTGCACTCCCTAGCGTCAGGGACCTGCGATGGCCGCGACGATGGCCGCCCACTGCACTCTGCGAGGCTGTGGTATCGGCCGGGATACGCCGAGCAGTGGTGGAACCTTTCCGGGCCGACCTCCCGCTCCGCACCCGCCGCCTTGTCCAGCGCCTTGCTGATGTTGTGCGACTTCGGGAACCCGCTGCCGTAGCACCAGAACACACAGTCCCGAATCTCAAACCCCGCGAGCCGCATCGCCAGCACGCCCACGTCATACGTCCGCGCCCCGAAGAACGACAGCACATGCCCGCCCGGCTTGAGCACGCGGAACACCTCGCGCCAGAATGCAGGCTGCGGTACGAAGGCATCCCACTTGCGCCCCATGAAGCCCGACCCGCCCACGTCGTGGTGGCCGCTGTCGAGCCAGTCGGTGAGCATCGCCAGCGCGTCGGGCTGCTTGCCGAGGCCATAGGGAGGGTCTGTCACCACCGCGTCGATGCTGTTGTCATCCAGCGTGGCCAGAAGTTCGATGTTGTCGCCCACATGCACCGTGTGCCGTCCGTACTCCATCACCCCTCCCCCAACGCAATCCAAAGAGACGCCGCCGAGCCAAGCCCCACGACGATACAGACGCCCATCGGCGCCGAGGCGTCCCACAACAGCCGCCCGACGACCGCGCCCATAGCCAGACACCACGCGGCCCCGCACGGCCCGCTGTGGTCCGGTGGAGGCGGCGTCCGGTACGTCCACGGGTGGTGCAAGTCGCGGTTGAGGTTGGTCACGCCGTCACCCGCCGAGCAGCCGCCGACATCCGCAACGGGCTGATGGCGATGTGCTGGTCCACGATGACCACTGCCCCCTCACTGGCGAGGATGCGGCACACGTAGATGTCCGCCATCGTCTCGCACACGTCGTCAAGCGGCACGACTGGCTGTCCCGCGATCTCGGCGTCCTCCAGCCTGCGCAACATGTCGGCCTTCTCTTCCTCTGTCTCCGAGAGGTACCTGCGCGCGTACCTGACGGTGCAGCCTGCCAGCCTGGCCAACTCGACCTCATCCGTGACCCCTCGGCGCGCGTGCTGGTCGCGCATGATGTGGACCGCGATGGGCTTGGGCTGGTACCTCGTCTGCACCACGGCGTCCGAGTCGGGCGTGTTGAGCCTTGCTAGCCCTAGCATCGTTGCGGAGTATACCGCCGCCGTCCCGTCTGGGTCCTCGCTGGCCATCACGAGGCCAGCACTCACAAGCCGGTGGATGGCTCCAGACGCCGTCCCACTGGTGACGCCCATCGCCCGTTGGACTTCGGAGGCTGTGCGCGCACCATCAGCGATTGCCTCAAGAGCCAATCTCGTCCGAGTGCCCTTGCGAGCAAAGGCCCCAAGGTGCTGCTTAGTCTTCCGTGTCCGCCTCATCGCCCCATCCCCCGCCGTGCATTCCGTGCCGCAGCCAGCGCCTTGTTTTCCCGAAACTCAAACCCCATCCGAGTCCGCCACTGGCCACCCTGCGGCGCCGACACTCGCCAGCACCACCGGCCGTGACGCTCCCACACTTCGAGGATGGTCCCGCGCTGTTCCTCGTGCGTCATGCCTCCCCCTCGGAGTCGTCACGCAGGTACATCACGCCCACCGCCTCGATCTCGTCTTCGGTGGCATCGAGCGCAATCGACGCGGCGCGCACGACAGCCGCGAGCCACTGGTTCGGGTCGTCCGTGCGGTCAGCGGTGACGGCCAGCGCGGTAGCAAGCGCCAAACCGGCCGCCGTCGCATCGTCGCAGGCTTGCAGGTGTTCGAGCAGGTTGCTGGCAAGTTCGGCGCTATCCATTGGGGTCCTCCCACGCCGCGTCAGCTTTGCGGCCTGCTTCGGTAACCGACCAGACGACAGGAAGACGGCCGCGAGCAGCCGGCACCCTGGACCGCGACACCCACCCGCGCGTTGCCATGTAGTCCAGGGAGCGCCTGACGTGCTCGACACGAAACCCAGACACCGCTGCCAGTTCGGCGGTGTCAAGTCCTCCAACGTCAGCGCAGCCAGACACGCCCCGATCCGGTCCTGCGTGCTCTTGTGTGGGCGCATCATCGACACACCCCACACGCGCCGTGAGAGACGCCCTGACGCACGCAAGCGTCGCACCCGAGGCTGTGCCCCTCCACGGCCGCAAACGCCGCGAGAATGGCCAGCGAGGCCACGAGAGTCACCAAACGCATGACTCCTCCCGCGCGAGTGCGACGATCCGACGCTCCATGATCTCGATCACACGGCCCGGCAGGTCGCACGGGTCGATGCCGTGGCTCGACTGCGTGCCGTGCTCGTCCTCGAAGAAGTACGACACCTCGTAGTAGGCTCCGTCATCGCTGCCGGGGCTGTCGTGGGTGGCATCC